CGGCGCTCCAAGTGAACTGACCCCGAATCAACTGAATATCATTGGGGCCAAATCCCTGCAAACTGGTAGGATAGTTAAACCATCTAGCCGTATCACTGGTACTTTGTGGAGCCCCACCATTCGAACTGCTACAGTTATTCGAATCAGATCCTCCAGCCGAATTGATCGTACTCCAGGCGGTCCCACCACCGAAAGGGCTTGTCGTAGAGCCGGGAGTTAAAGTTACGATTCTCATTACGGATTCGTCCTCTTCATGGTCCCTATGACCGATATGGTTACCGCTCTCTCGCTCACGGTCCCTGATCTGGCGCTGATGTAATAAGAGAGCGTGTCCCCTTCTTGTAAGCCGATGGTGGCATTAGTCGAATAGACAGTGTTGATAGTGTTGTTCGTGTTGTCCAGAGTAATAGGACCAAAGTCCGTAAAGCCAGACGGACCTCTTCTACGAATCGTGAACGATACGCTCCCCCCTGAAGTGTGAGATCCCTGACTGTAATAAGCTTTGATCTTGGTTCCAGTCATTAGCCCTGAAGCCAAAGGTCCAATGTTCACGGCGGGTCTATCTTCCGTACTGGTGGTCGAAGCCGAAGGGTCGAACTCAAACCAGTTATACGTGAACGGCAGCGTGGCGTTGTCCAGCGTGTTCTTCGACACCACTTGATTAGTCGCGGACGGAGTGGTGGTTGGCATCGTCGGGATCTGAGTGAAGTTCATGATCCCGGTAGCCACGTCCAAGGTAACCTGATTCACCGACGTGGTACCGAATCTTAGTACGCTAGCTTCGTGATCAATCTTTGCGTCAGTGCCTGCGGTGTCGTCGAAGACAATAGATGGATTGGCGTTGTTTATAGTCAGTCCACCAACTATGGTGACTAAATTGTTGGTCGTGTCGATGTTTAGAGGGGTGGTTCCCAACGTGTCGTTTATAAGCGACAGATTGCTACCACTCAGCAGCAGCCTAGCCTGTTTCGAATCGTTAGTGTCGATCAGCGTGATCTGCGGGGCCAAGTTACTGATCGTGACGTTCGCAGGAGTAGACACCACCCCAGTGCCTTTGGGAGTCAAGCTAATGCTTATGTTCGCATCGGTTCCGATAGCAGCAATTCCAGGCACACCTCCCGCCGCAGCGTTGGCGATCTGAAGGTTGTTGACCGCAGTGCCCACCGCGTTGAGGGTGATGATGGCGTTGCCGTTCGAATCCTTAATGTTGGTCGTGATTCGAGGCGACGTAGCTCTCAGAACACTGTCCGTCCAAGTGACCTGGGTTCCATCACTGCTGGTGCCAGTGACTCCGCCGAAGGCCCCGGCGTTGTTGTACTGGAGGGACAGGTTGGGAGACGCAGGTGTACCTCCGCCTCCACCCCCTGCCGCTTGCCAAGTACCATCGCCTCGCAGGAATAGGTCATCATCCCCGGCTTGGGGTTGTGGCACTAGACCGGCGGTTCCGGCTGCGATGGCGCTCGCTCCGACCATGATCGGAAGTCTGGCCACCGGGACAGTGCCGGAACTGAAGATGTTGGTAGCGTTGAACTGCCCGCCGCCTACGGCCCCTTCGTGATTGTGAATGGCTGAGGCGAACGAAGCGATACCTGGGGAAAGGTAAGTGCCGCCGTTCAAAGTCCGCCCCGTAAATTCCAAGAAGGTGGCCAGCCCAATGGTCGGATTACCCGACACCCCGTTACCGTTGGTGACGACAGTTTCGTTGGTTACCCCAGTTATAGTTCGGGGAGTGACCGTGTTGGGAGCCGTCCTGGCGAGCATGCCGTTGGCCCCCGGATCATTGAGGGCCCCCGACTGACCAACGGTAAAGTTGAACAGCGTGAAGGGCGTGGTTATGCCCCCGCCACTGAATCTCACATCGTACGATCCGTCGTCGGCCCAGAAGAACCAATAGCCGTCAGCGGAAGCGATGAAGGGGTTCGCTTTAGGCGTTCCCCCCACATCGGAAAAGATGGAGGCCGGAGTACTCGTCCCGGCTAGGAACACGTCCACTGTGCAGCCAGGAAAGCTGCGCTGGACCTTGGTGGTGGATACTCGTCCGTCTGTGGTGACGGTGTATCCGCCTTGTTCCGCGAATCCTTGGATGATTGCTCTGGCCATCCCTCACTCCTTATCCAACCATGTCACCCCACGGACCGCTCCAGGGGCTGGAGATCTTAGCTCCGCCTCCCGAGACCGGGCCGGTACCGTCTCCACCCCTAACACCAGGAATGGTCGGGGCCGTGTCCATCGGAGTTACAAGACCTCCCCCAGCCGAGGGGTTGCCCGTCATCGAGTCCCTTGCCACGATGGGAATCGGACTCGGCGACTGCATGTGCCCGCCGAAAGGACCATTACGTTCTCCGCCTTTCTGCGACGCTCCTCCGCCCGGACTGATTTCGTAAGGACATGGTTCGAGAGGACCTACGATCCCCCCTCCGTGTTGATTGCCGAGGCCCCCACCGGGACCCGCTCCGTATGCGTATTCTCTGCCTTCAGGCATAATTGCCTCCTTTAATATCTAGGTTTAGGTTTCGGTTTAGGCTTTGGTTTCCGTTTAGCCATGTTGCTCCTTATCTCCACCACCCCGGTATGGCGTGGCTTTGAGCGAAGTTACTGTCTGTAGGCCAACCCGGTCCAGGCCGTCTCGGACGAGTACGACCCTGCAAGGTAGCCACCTCTTCATCCCTACGCATCGCCTGATCGAGCAGGCCCAAAGGTCTGCCCGGCTGGCCTTCAGTAGAGTACTTCGACTTGGCCGCGCCCATCAAGGAGAGGTAGGACTGTCGCTTTCGCGGGTCCGCATCGTTAGCTGCCCCCCACTCGTAAGCGAGGTATCGAGCCCGCAGAAGCAATAGTTCCTCTGTAATTTGCGGAGGAAGCGCATCTTCGTCCGCCGAGAACGCCGTGCCAAGCCTCCAAATTGTAACCGTATATGCTCTTGAGACGGTGGGACCCGGCCACAACTCCCACACAGGTAGTCCTGCCACCGGGTCAAAATGGTGGAAGAAGAGTTGATAAGGCTCAGTCGTAGAAGACCTTTGAGGGTCTCGTCTATCGAGTTCGTCGATTGGCAGTATGTCCCATCCGAATTCATAGCCAGTAATCGGGTCCATCAGATGGTCGATCCGATGAAAGTCCGTCGTTAGGGGCGAATAGTAAACTCTATAAAGGAGAGCCGACGCGCTGGCGTTGGTACTCTCCGTAAAGTTGCGGGCCAGGGTGATCGTCGATCCCCAACTGACCGTGGCCCCAGTGACCGTGGTGGACGCGTTGTCCGTCGTGGTCACTTGGGTGGGATTCACGAAGGAGGCTATCGTTGTTTGAAGATTTGCGCCACTGGTCCCTGCCCCAGCGACGACGATGAGCCTCCCTACGTGATCGACGGCGAAAGCGCCAGTGGCGCTGTTCAAGACGTTCGACGCTGAGTTGATCGCCCCATCGGTCACCTTCAGCGCGTTCGTCGCCGCGATCTCATAAATGGGCCCCCCGCTCAGGCCGAACCGGAGTTGGCGCTGAGTGATCGGAGGATTGTTTAGTCCGGCCACCGAGACCAGACTGGCGTGGTTGAGAGTAACAGTGGGGGAGAACTGTGTCACCCCCACTCCAGTCAAGCTGATCGAGGCCGGAGCAAGCCAATATTCCTGAGCCAACAAGAAGGACCATTGGTCATTGGCCTCCCTGATGTCCCTCCAAGCGTCGTTGATGAAGTCCTCCGCCTGTTCCGGCGAAAGGCTTGGCACCCACTGACGGAGCTTGTTGGTGTAGATCAGGAAATTGGACATGCTTAGAATCCAAGAAACAGCATCGTGTAAACGTTAGCGGAAGGGTTCTCAGTCGAGTCCACTTCCGGCAACGGCCCTTCGGCGGCGCTCTGTTCAATCGCCTGAATCGACCCGGTGATCGGGTTGAATATGGGAATGAAGTACGTGGTGGCGGCGGCGCCTGCGGCAGTCTTTACCGCGACACAGCTAGCCCCAAGTATCTGAACAAAGCCTACGTCGTCCGGGAAAATAAGTTCACCGGCAGTGAGGTACGAGGTGTCGAACTGAACGTCGATTAAGACGCCCCGAAGACGACCGGCCTCGAACTCACTACCTTTAACTCTGGTTAGTGTGAGAGCCATTGATTACCCCCTTCCGACGTTCGGATAGAAGCCGAACGAGTTGAGAAGAACTCTACGGACAGTGTCCGAAGCCGGAGTCTCATAAGCTAGGCCGATAACCAACTTAGCCCCACCGTTGGTGGCAAAGGTGGTGCCCGCGTCGGCGACGGCGTCAGCCTCGTTGGCAGTCAGGGTAGCCTGGATAACGACGTTACCCAGAACAGCCGAGGCCACGGTACCGTACCGGACGCTGGCCAGACCCGCCACCTGAATCCAGCCGAACTTGCCTTGAGCGTTGGCGACGGCAGTATCCGCATTGACCACAATGCCAGCCCGGAAGGGCAGGGTGGCGCTGGGAGTGTTAGTTACCGTGAAGGTGTTGAGACCGTTGTTGGCCAGAGTATCCCAATGGACAATCTCCCCGCGCTGGATGTTACCACCCGTGGCGGTGAGAGTACTGGCGAACTTAACCAACTGGTACACGCCCTGATGCAACGTTCCCACAGTAGTCTTCGAAGCCTTGTTGGCCGAATCGAAGCTGTGGACAACAGTCGTACCGATCAGACCGGGAAACCGAGACCCGCCAGCAGTGGCCAACACAGGAGCCGTGTCCTCACCTCCGATGAAACCGAAGTAACCCGAATTGAGGAACCCGTCGGGACTGACCCAAGGGTTGTTAGTAGACCTGCGATACATAGTCTTTCCTTCCGTATAAAAGAGCTAAAGGAGGTGGCCCCACAGTGATACGGTTGTGAGAGCCGAAGCCGCTGCCACCTCCATCCCCGCAAGGAATTAGCTGTTGAAGCCGTACCCGTGGATGTTAAGACGGTTCGCAGCCGGGTTCTCAAGGTTGATAGCCGCCAGCGATTGGCCCGAAACGCGGGTGTTGTCCTGACCGGGTTTGAATCCGGTCCAGCCAAACTGGAACTCTTCGTCATCGGAAATGCGAAGAATCCAGGTGTCGGTGTTGAGCATGAAGATAACTTCACGCGGTTGAAGGGTGACGTTGGCCGCAGGGAAGTTACCTCTGGTGGCCGCGCCCGGATCTGTGTAAGCGAAGTCGGCAGTAAGCCAGTTCCCGAGGATCGGGTCGGAGTCGCCGGTTCCGCCGTCAGCCGTCGAAGCCGAAGGACAGTAGTCGTCCTTGGTCAGCCTCATGCGGTTGAGCAGGATGCCCTCGTAGCCGTAGCGGGGGTCGGTCTCCTGGGCGAACCGTTGCTGGACCTGGAGGGTGTTCTTGATGAGGGTCATGCCCCTCTTCGAAGTAACACCAAGATCCGGCGAAAGGTTACCCTGGGAAGCTATCTGGTACATGTCCTCAAGCTTCTCGTAGGTGATCTTTCCGGCAGTGCCGTTGGAGTTGCCGAGCCAGTAGGGCTTCGAGTTGAGCGCCTTGCCGATGGCCCCGTTGCGGGCCTGAGCGCCGTAGTTCGGGAAGATGTTGCCGTCCCACGAAGGGAGGATGCCGTCGTTGAGGGCCTCACTGAGGCCGTTGATCTCAAGGGAGCGGTCGTCAACGACGCCGCCACCTGAAGTTTGCCCGTGTCTCCAAGCCGAGATGGCGATGATCGTGGTCATGGTCATCATCGCGTTCTTCATGTCAGCGTCGAGCAAACTGAACACCGCGTTGGTGCCCTTGTTGCGGACCTGGATCTCCTCCTTGAATTCCGTGACGTTGACTTCGTAGTACTTCTCACGGAATTGCAGGGCGGCAATCGTGTCCACCTTGTCGATGTTAAACGCAGAACCCGGCGAATAAGCTCCGCCGATCATCGGACGGAACAGGTACGGGTACTGCATGAAGGTCATACCCGAGAAGGTGATCAGGGCCTTGTCTCGGATGTACGAGAAGAACGGGATGGCACGGAAGAAGGAGTCAGTGATTTGGCGGGGCCAGATCTCCTCCTTAGTGACAGCGGTCAATGCGGTTACAATTGGGTCCGCCATTTCAAGCTCCTTTGGTTAAAACATGCCGCCACCTAGACGACATAGTGTTAATCAGATTTATAAACTTGGGAGAACTTCCTACCTTGGTCGGTAGTTGGATTCCCGTTGACGTCGAAATGCTGGTTAAACATTTCAGTTGCCTTAGCCACGCGGTCTCTGGACATGGCCAACTCCGACCTCTTCTCCGGTGGGACGAATTCCGTCGAACCTGGAGCGGGGGCCTTGTCGTGGGCATGCGGTTGGGCATGAGCCAAGGCTCTGGACTGTGAATAGTTCTCAAGAAGGGGAGTGAGACCGTTCTGGGGTTTGCCGAAGGGAGAGCCGGTAACACGGCTCGGGTCCATGGCAAACTCTTTCATGAGTTCAGCCCTCATCTCTTCTTTAAGCTTGGCCATTTCGGCCAGTCTGTTAGCTTCAAAGATCTGTTGACGCTTAGTATCTACCGCATACTTGATGCGCCAATGTTGCTCGGGATCTTCCCCCGTATCGAGGTAGTGACCTACAAGGTCGTCCTCCAGGGGTTCCCCGAACAGCTTCATGTGCTGGGCTTGGACGCGGGACACTTTGCTTTGCAGTAGGGCGAAGTCTCGAAGCGCGGCTCCTGCCGTCTCCACTGTCATAAACCTGCCCGACTGTTGCTGCTGTTGCTGATCCTGCCTCGGCGGGGTCGAGTAGTTAGGGGCCGTCGATCTGGGGATCTGAGGGACCTGGACCTGATCGTAGATCTGGTAGTCCTTCAAAGCCTGTTCATAAGCGGCGAGTTTGGCCGCCATCTCCGGAAGGGCGTCAAGCTTGCTCAACTCTCCCTGCACTTGGTTCTGCCACTGTTCGAGTCGGGCGCGGTCGGATTGAAGCTTCTGGTATTCTTGCTGAAGCTTCTGTTCGTAGGCTCGCTTCTCGTCAGCTAGCTGTTTGGTCTTGTTGGTATAGTCGGCTCCCCGGAGTAGGTCACTTTGAAGGTTCCCCTCGAAGTGCCGAATGTATTCGTCTCTGAGTTCACGCTGGACACGACCTTTGGCGATCAGGTCATCCACTGCGCGTTCAATAGCTTCGTTAGCCATTCGACTCCTTTGGACTCCCCAGGGGGTTGGTGTTGTTCGGGAGCTACCCTCACGCGACTCCCTCCAGGGGTTGGTTTACAGGTTTGGTGTCATGGGATTACATCATCATGTCCGCCCCCGGCATCGCGCTGGGCTGCGGAGTCATGGTGACAAGAACTTGTTGTCTCCACTGGTCGAGAGCTTCCATCATCTGCGAGGCGACTTGTTCCGAGCCCGGAAACATCCTGGCCAAATCAGCTATTAGCTGGGCCAGTTGATCGAACTGGTTGAGTCCCATTTGCAAAGGATCAATAGCGCCCGCCATTGGCGGAGGTCCACCCGCTCCTAAGAGTGAAGCAAGATCGCCCCCAGGCCCTGGTCCCGTTGGCCCACCCGGTTGGGGCGGGGGCATCGGTCCAGGCATGGGAGAGCCCATCTGGTCATTCGCTCCTGGCATTAAAGGTAGTACCGGCATATCGTCTCTCCTAATGGTCTGGGGAGGCTGCCCTCCCCAAACCGTTCTAAAGTAAGGAGGAACAATGCTTTTGTCCCCGTGCGCGTTATAATGACACACAACTTTAATGTCAATAGGACACACGAATATGGTTAAAAAGAATAAATGAAGACAGATAGAAATAACTATTGACATCTGTCTGAGGTCTGCCTATACTCCGCCGTGACATTGAGACGAACAACATTGTGGATCGACGAAGAGAACTGGAGGCGACTTCAGGCGTACGCCGAAACCACTGATCACAGCGCCTCCCACCATTTGCGTGAGGCGGTTCGTCTGTATCTGAAAGTTATCGAGCTTGAACTGCTCGACAAGATCTTTGAAGATCAGAGGCCAGAAGACGAGGATACATGCATATAGCTCATTTAGCAGAGCAATCGGCTACTAACCGATGGGTAGCGGGTGCGAATCCCGCTATGCAACAACCAATCCCTCTCTTCGCTTTGCTTCTGTACAAGTTAGATCTGCCCTTAGAAAGGTTACATGCAAACTGATAATGATCGGGCCTCGGCCCCTTCTGATCTGTTAGACTAAACACCTCTCTATTCTCTGCGGGTCTTTAAGTTAAGGATTCGGTCGTTCTTTAACTGCCAGACACCTCTTGGCTTTGGCGTCTGGATGAATCGAACTCGACAATCTTTTTGTATCTCAGGGCTACGCGGCCCAACCCGAATCCTTAAACAAGTTGATTGCCATCGGCAGGCTTACATGCATCAGTTTTAGGGACTGAAACAAGCCGGTTCGACTCCGGCCACCCCCGTCACTTGTGGGGGTGTAGCAAAACGGACAACGCCTACTGAGCTATGCGATCATCGTTTTGGTGCGGATGGGCCAGTGCCCAGTTGGGGCTCATAATCCCGACAGGCGCGGTGCGACTCCGTGATCCGCAATTTTAGTGGCCATTAAAGAGACTACATGTCACACCCAACAGGAGGGTATCTGATAGGTACCTTGCTGTGGGCGTGACAGCCAAATCGCTCCTTAAGCTTTGCCACTAACGACATTGAGGGCCAGTATTAGGCTTACATACTTACTATCTTCCATCACAAGGAAGAGATCTAGGTTCGAATCCTAGTCCCTCCACTTAACTTATGGAGGGATGGAGTAACTGGTAAACTCGCTTGAGTAAATTAGCATAGTACGCTTCGCTCTCAATTATTTTCTAACCGCCGCATGGGTAAGCGTCTTAGGGCAGTCAGTAATGGCTGCCCTTTTTGTGTTTATGAAGAAGCTACTTTTTAGTGTTACCGCGAAAGACTGCGACTGGCAGGAGATGACTGCCGGTGGCCCAGGAGGTCAACACCAGAATCGTAGGAAGACGGCCATACGATGCACTCACAGGGCATCGGGAGCCGTCGGGGAAAGCAGAGAGTTCAAGAGTCAGCTTCAAAATAAGCGGGCGGCTTTTGAGCGGATGGCCAAGACCCAGAAGTTCCAAATGTGGGCGCGGGTACAGGCCGCCAAACTATCGGGGCAGAAAACACCGGAGGAGATCGTTGACGATATGATGGCCCCCAAAAATCTCAAGATTGAATATAGAGATCAATCTGGATGGAAAGAGTGTGACGATGGAAAAGAGAGAGTACGACCGTAAGCAATTTATTTCTACACTAACCAAGATCGGACACGGCGACCTGAGCGCCTACATCTCGCAAGGGACGTTGGCCGCAGAAGCGGAGCCGGAGTTCTTCGCTCACTTCATCGCCTGGAACGAGATCAAGGGTAAGGTTCGGGACTCGAAGGTGGCCTACCCTGTGATCGCACTACGCAACGTCGCCAAGAACGACAGGGACTTGGCAGAGAACGCGGTCGCGCACCTTATGAAACTGTCTCCGCGTGACCTAGTGCGGGCCTACGACTTCAGCAAGAAGCTGACGAATCAAGGGCATCCGATCAAGGCGGGATTCCGGAGGATGCTTGAGCAAGGTCTCAGGGATTACCTCCAGGCCAGAGAGGACCATTTCAGATGGTGGGAGAGGACTGTGCTACAGCACAGGGACTCCATGAAGCGTCTATACAGGATGTCCCATAAGCGCCCATCTCCTAGGGCACAGGCGATTCTATTTGACGGCGAATACCCAGCGAATTCCATCTTCGCCAAAGTGGCCGCGCTTAGGACGATGACACCCAAGGAAGCGGCAGGGGTCATCCTAACGGAGAAGATTCCGTTCGAAGTGGCGGTGGGCGCCGTCGCCAAGATCAAGGACCCCGCCATAATTCTGGCGCTGATCGAGGGGATGACCGGCAACCAGATCGTCAACAACTCCAAGATGCTGGAGCGTCTGGGAGTCAAGAAGGACCCGGCGCTTAACGCGGCCTATCAGGCTGCGCTGGTCCGGGCGAAGGACGACAAGAAGCTGAACGTTCTCAAGACCAGTAGGATTACGAATAAGGCAGTCGATCCTAGCGTCACTGCGACGATGACTTGGATGGAGCCGCAGCAATTGATGAGAGGTGGAATAGCTGCCGCCAGCATCGACACCGATCCAATCGGGGCTGATATGCAGGCGGACCTGCTCCAACTCCAGGCTCACGCGACCAAGCAGCTTGGCGGCATCGAGGGTGACTGGTTGATTCTGGGCGACATGTCCGGGTCGATGCATCAGTCAATCGAACTGGCCAAGAAGGTTGCCTCGCTGATCACGGAGAGGGTCAAGGGCAAGGTGTGGCTGATCTTCTTCGCCAACCATCCGACGGCCTACGACGTGAGCGGCAAGAACTACTTCCAGATTCAGGAGATGACCCGCCACCTGAGGGCCGGGGGCATGACCTCCATCGGGTGCGGACTCGATTATCTTTTGAGGAAGAAAGAGAGTGTGGATGGCATCGTCATCGTCTCGGACGGCGGCGATAACACCCACCCGCTGTTCGGCGCGACTTACAAGAAGTACGTCGAGCAGATCGGACATGAGCCGACCGTGTACTGGTTCGACGTTCCGGGGGACGGAGACGCGTTGACTCATCAGTTGCCCGGAGTCATCGAGAAGTTCGACATGAAGCATGGGCAGATCGACTATTACTCGCTGCCTAACATAATCACCACCCTTCGTACTAACAAGTACTCGATGGTGGATGAGATCATGGGAGTCCCGCTCCTGAAAATGGCGGACGCTCTCAGAAAGGAGAACTGATGTTCGTAGTTAAGATCATAGAGCATGGTCCGTCGGTCGCTTCGACCGTCGAACAGTTGATCACCGCTGAGGCGGCTCTCATGGTTCTGGTCAACCAGATCAAGGCCAACGGGTATGAGGTTCCTCAGGATCTTCAGACGCGTCTGGACGAGTGCACGGCTGAACTCAACGTCAAGATGAGGAACGACCGTCAGCGTCAGTTGAAGGCTCTTGAGCTTCGGCTTGAGCAACTGCTTACTAACAACGAGAAGCGTCGGAATATCGAGAGGGAGATCGCCGCCCTTAAGAATAAGCTGACGTAACAAAAAATGGGGGGAGCGTCCTACTCGCTCCCCCTTGGAGATTCATCATGCGTATATGTGCCCTTGAATGAATCTAGTATATTAGCCCGCCACCTAATTGTCAAACCCTCCAAAGATCATACCTAGGACTACCGACCTGAACCGAAGATCTTTTCCTCTTCAATAGATCCCATGGCATGAACCATCGTCCGTCTTCGTGGTAGCAGAACAGCCAATCGAAATCGCCGGTCTTGTAAGGCCGTCGGGTGGGGCCCAGGCCCCGGTGTAGGCGAACCTCCAGGTTCTTGTTCTTGGCGCTCTTGGTCACATAATAAGCCCGCTTGACCTGGACTGTTTCCCAAGGCGAATCGGGAGAACGTCGGATCAGGGAATCGTAGGGAGCCGTCTTGATGTAGGGATGGGCCACCTCCCACCCATTCTCTAAAGCGAAAGCCGTGAATTGGGATTCGGCGTGAGCCCCAATGTAATCAGTGTTCATTAGCTCTCCGAGATTGTAGACCTAGTCCCACCATCTTTCTGCTCTACGTGTGGAGGTTCTTGGCCGGTAGGAGGTCGGCCCGCGCCTTGTTGATTTGGTCCCCCACCGCCTTGGAGGCCCTGTTGCATCGCCATTCCGGCCATGCCCATCGGGGTCATAGCCATCGCCGCAATTTGGATGGCAGTCATCTTCTGCGCCTCTTCCATCTTGTACGCCCAAAACTCGTCGATCATCTTCTGAGGGTTCGGGATGTCGAATTGCTCCAACAGGTACTTAGGGGGAATTGGCATCGCCATACGAGCCAGTTGCAGGAGTAGCAATCGTCTCGTTGACTGCGTCATTTGGTATATCGAATTCGGGACGATTGAGAAGTGGAAGTTCCGCATATGGACTCGGGCCCTCTCGGACCTCGTACCTCCACGGCCCACTACAGGTAAGTCGATGTTGCTCGGCACTAACGTGGACGGGTCGAAGTCGAAGTCCTCCCTCGTCACGCCGTCCCTTCCCAGAATCTGCCACCGTTTCCGGGCGTTGTAGAATTCGAAAAACATGCATTTCCAAAGTTCTCCTAGATCTCTAAGTGACGCCTCCATGTTCCTGGACATGTCGGTCGCTATCGGTCCGGCCATCTCAGCCAGCTTCTCTATGGTATCCGCGCCTGGGACTTGCGCCGCTTTGGCCATCGCGGTCAGATCGTGCAGACCCGTCAGCTTTGTGCCACCCTCCTCTATCTGAGCCATCAGATCGAGGATGTCATTCTGCATGGCGTAGTATTTCGGATCGACCGCCAGCTTCAGGACCTCTCCCATCATGTTGTTGGCGCCGATGACTTGTCCTCCGGCTCGCGGGTCAAAAGCTCTAGCCAACGCCTCAGAGATTCTGGTCTTGTCGAAAATAAGACCTGGACGAAGTCTCGCATTTGAGGAATCGTCATATGCTCGAAGAAGGCTAGTAAGCATCGCCTGGAGCTTAGCAGGTTCTTTCGTGACGGGAATTCCACAATATTCAAACGGCCAGTCGTCGAGTCGAAACTTAACAAGAGGTACTTGTCCATGCCACCATCGGGATGTGTCATCGTAAAGGACAGCCGTCCGTGTGCAGACAATATGTCTCCGATACGGGAAAATTCTAGCATCATGATAATCAGCCGGTTTCGTTATGGGCATCATCGTCCCCGGCATGTTCATGCCTATCGGGATGGGCTGCCCGTAGTAGGGGACCTGATATTCCCAAGGGGACCCCTCTACTCCCTTCTTGATGGGAGCTTCTCCCATGTTAGTTTGGGAGTCGAGGATGTAAATATCATAGACAGTAACAAGCTGTTTCCCAGCGGGGTCCTCACCACGATACCCCCTCTGGGAACCATAGGTGTTCTGGACCGTCGGAGTAACGCGATCAAGCAGATTATTGACAAGTCTACGAAACTTATTAACAGCTTCTCCATCAGGCGCAATAAGATGCGCAGCAAGCGGGAACCTCCTTATGACTTGGAAGATCGGAAATTGGCGGCGGATGATGACCGCGTACGCCTTCTGTAGGTTCCAATCCTCCGGGGAGATGTGGACAGGAAGCACGGCGTCTACCCCCAGAGCCTGCAACGTTATGTCCCCATCTCCCGGAACCCAATAGCTGGGGTCCCACTCCATGATCAGATACCCGGTCCCCTCGACCGCCGCGAACTGGAGAGCCTCCCTCAGGCGGCGGTCTACGAACGAGGACAGGTACCAGTGTTGATAGCTCTTGTTCAGGATCTCGGACTGGTCCACCCAGTCCTGGTTGTCCGTCTTGAATGAGGTTATGGGTCTCGGGTTGGCCAACGTTCCGACTAGCTCGCGGACGTCTCGTTTAACGAAGTTCTTCGATGCTTTAGACAGGGTCCTTGGTAGCTCGTCGAAGCCGATGTCGGCCATGATGCGGTGCGAGGCGTCCACGAAGCGATACCCGCTCTGTGATTTGAGGAACATCTCCCCCTCCTGGACGCACTCGGTCACCCAAGACAGGATGCGTTGGGCCTGCTTGGGCTCGCCGTTCCATTGGTATGGAGCCTCGTATCTGCTGGGCCTAGAAGACCCGGCTCCCGCGCCCGTCACGACCGCAGGCGATTGTCCTCCTTGTGTGGTCGCCATGTCTTACTCCTTAGTCACTATTTCTATCGTTACTCGAATGACTAGCTCGGTCTCCGGGACCGTGGTCATGGAGAACGCCCTTCTTATCTCGGCCAAGTCCTTGGCCCTTAAAATATTCGCGGCCATATCTCCTTCGGTGTCCTTAACTATGCTATGGAGATAATTCAAGATCACGTCCTTCTCACTCATAGTTGCTCTTGTCCATCTCCATCGCTACCGAGAAGAACTCCCGGAAGGTCGGAGCCCCCCGCCTAGATGGGGCGTGCTCCAATGCTTCGCGGTAAATGTCTCTGGCCACGGGGTCCGTTTCTTGGCCCATCGCCCAAGCTAGGTTGGAGCGGTAGTGCTTCTCCATCTTTGCCATGGCCTCGGCGTACCGCTCCTCCCGTCGTTCATCCTTACTTTGTAATTGACCGTTCAACTCTTTGGCGTATCGTCTGTACTCTCCCGCAGTACGAATCTCGACGCGTTCCGCATTCTTTGGAGTGCGCGAGTCCGCGCCTCCCGCCACTCCGAGAGAACCGTCGGAGTAACGCCACATAACAATTGGTGTGTGTAACTGTCGGTGCGGGGACTCGGGGGAGAGCCAGATGATGTCAGCCATGCTTCCACACTCCGGGCATTTCTCCGCATCTCGTCCTCTAAATTCCTCAAAGCGGTGTCCATTTCCACATTCATAATCTAATCTACTAGCCATACAATAGTTGCCTCGAATCCGTGAGAGGGTCTATGCGATGTATGTGGCGGCTGTGCCTGCCAAATTCTTTATCTCCGGTGTAGGACGGTGTCCGTTCTAATTCGGCCTCGTAGGACCTCTGTTCCATGAAAGCCGTGGGCACCGTACCATAAACCTCAGGATCATACCAGCAGGTTAGAAGGATGGCCGGTCCCATGATGCGGTCGTCGTGCTTGTTTTCCGCCGCCTCGATCCGCTGCTTGTCCAGGTTGTACTGGAGAGTTCCCATCTCGTTGACCAGTTCAGGCGACCTGACTATGAGGTTGCCGTCTCTGACCATTTTGCGGAACAGGGAGATCATCTTGGGCCGGGTCCGGACGTCAGTGCGCCAGCCGATGCGGTCGCGTATCGCCCTGGGCCGTTTCCTAAATTGGGACCCCACCTCTCCGATCTGGGTCATGTCGGTTTCTCGGTAGAAGTTGGTGTATCCTCGTTTGAGCATTTCTGTTTGGACCGCGTCCCCTGCGTTGATATTAACCTCAATAGCAGCCAGAGGTTCTCGCCACTGACCATCAGGCCCCCTAACAGTGTAGAGATGGCACAGGCAATACACGTAAATCCAAAGGTCATGAGGCGCAACCTTGTTGGAAACCCATTCAGCAACCTGCTCATCAGGATGCCAAGGCGTCGCCTTCTTGATAACTCCGACCACAGAGTTGTCCAGACCGACGCCTTCCGACGGGTCGCAGTAGACCCCATACGTCTCGCCTTCCTTCGGCCATTCCCAGACATATAGCTTCAACTCCGCAGTAGTGTCAGGCCAGCCGTCTGTTTCGACGGGTTCGAGCCTGAAGGTTTCGAGTAGGGTGCCGTCGTGGGCGAAAGCCTTCGCCTCAGTCGCCGGACCCACCACCCGCTGGTCGCTGTAGATGAACGGGACAGAGTGGCCCGCCACCTGAAACACCCCAGCGGGCTTCGAAGTCCGAGTTATGGTTCGGACCTCCGTCAGCGTTTCGAGGGTGAAGACCGACGGGTTGGCGTTCTGGAACGCTTCGTCGGCGCTCGCCGGTAGTTCTCGGAGCAGGATGTGGAGTTGTTTCCGCTTCCTGGCCTCTTCGAACTGCATATAGTACCACCACATTTGGCGGCGGGACATCTCCCAGTCGTCACCCAAGACGTCTCGGAGGATCTTCTTGGACTTGACGTAGATCTTGGCGGCCTCGGCGTGGCGCTCGACGTAGGCCGGGGGCTTCCATTTTTCGGGCGCGGGACGTCTGCGGTACCAAGCGTCGGTCGGATACAGGTCGGTGCCCACGTACCATGGGAGGAAGATCGGCTTGTAAGTCGCCAAGCCCTCGGAGTCCTTCTCCGTGTTGTAGTCCCAAGTCAGGTTCCACCAGTCTCCGAGCACGTTGGCGGTCGATTCCATGGCCAGCATTCCGAAGGGATTCTCCAGAATGGCTTTGGCGATGGAGGCGTCGATCAGTTCTTCGGGCTTTTCGAAGAAGGACACCTCTGAAAGGTGCGCTATTGTGGGGGTGGCCCCACGACCGATACCCAGTTTTTGGTTTCCCCACTGGACGACGACCGTCGAGTCGATGTCCCCGAACTCCATCTTGTCGCCCACCACGTTGGCGGTGCGGCGTGGACGCAGCCAATAAGGCATGTTGTCCCACACGAACCCCAACATCTTGACCATTTCTCGGGACTTGGTCTCTTCGGCGGAGCCCGTGTACGCGCCCACATGCCAGTAGAAGAAGGTTCGGTGGGCCAAAAGGATCTGCCAGATGGTGGTGAGACCTAGGCGGCGGGCCTTCAAGAACATGAAGTTTTGGGCGAAGCGTCGTTCCTCGTTGTAGGCAAGCAGATCTAAGACGATCTGCTGCGACACGTTCGGCTCGAAGTAGACGACGTTAGCGCCCCAGTCCTTGATCCTGGCATAGTTGCGAGCGAAATAGAGGAAGTCCAGCTTACAGAAGGTGGCTTCGACCAGGACCCACAGACGCTCCTCTCGGGTGAAATCCCGCATCAGATAACCTTTGTGGTCGAGGAGGGACTCGAAATGGGCCCGCATCTCGTCTCTTTCACCGTTAGTGGGCGGGTACATGTTCCAGCGGGGGGACAATTCATGGTCCTTTCGGATGATTTGTTCCGCCAACCGAAGGTTACGCTCTATTACTTTTCGGGAGTACATTCGATGTCCTCCCTATGGTCCTTCCTTACTTCAGTGTCTATGTCCCTGACGGTGTTATTGAACTGCAAGAGCGGGGACTTTTGCTTCTCACGGTCGCTTTTGAGGACGACTGCGTTCTGATTAGTGTTGTTATTGTTGATTTGGACAGCCATGCCGGGGCCCGATTCGACTACGCCGCCTATTTTCAGGGCCAATTCGATCTCTTTGACGTCCGCTTTGGGGTCCATGGCCTTGTTGAGGAGGTTATCGACCACCAAAGGGGACTTCAGGGCCGCTTTCATGGCCGACATGGACCTCATGAGGCTCATTACGCCCTGCTGTAGCTCTCGGACGAAGGTGGTGGCGTCAAAATCGAGGGAGTAACAGACCTGATTGAGGGTGGGGACCTCGTTGATTTCGCCTTTTGCGAACTGAATCTGCCATTGTTTGTACAAAAGGACTACCTTGATCCACTTTTCGTCGGCGTTCTCTCCCTGCCCGGCCACTAAACTCTCGATCATCTCGACCGCTTTTTGGCGACTGCCGAACATGGCGGTCATAGTCCAATCGACGGAGCCCGGCTGGGTCGCCGGAGGGGCGTTCAGCTTGGGTTTCATCTTCGCCAAGCCGCCCCGTCGGGTGACCAAGGAGCCGTCTGCTGCGATAGGGTAGTCCAGGATCTCGTTAATAGTTCGATCTTGGTCCGTATCGTTCGACGTCGGTCTGTCCGTAAGAGGTTCCATCGTCTACGTTGTACAAGTCTTCCATGGTGGAAGGCTCGAAGTCCTCGATTGGTTGAGGATTAAAAGCCTGCCTCAATAGATCCCGGATCTCCTCCAGGGCCTCCGCCACTCTCTTCATGTCCGCGTTGATCTGTATCAGAGCCATCTTTTACCTCTACTAGGCCATCCCTAACTCTAAGAGTCATGGGTCCCGGTCCTAGAACTTTAGTGACTCGGAGTCCTGTGATCCTAGTTATTATTCCAGGTAACGTTTCAGGGATTTGTCCCTGATACATTGGTTGTAGGAGCACTGGCGTAGCCACCTCTGTGGCGATGTCTAGTCGCCAATATCCGTCTTCAACATCGTTTCGGTCTCTTAGGAGACTGAATATGACGTTTCTCCAATCGAAATCGTAGGCTACCTGTTTCATCTTATTTCGTTCAATGACCTCTCTGTCACTATGATATTCATGAAACTTACAGTCTGGGGAACATCCTCGATACGAGGTACCACATTCTTTCAGGTGGTATTTCATTTCCTATCCTTGAATTTTACGTTGGGGGCCCCGATCTTGCTGATTCCTCTGGGTGGGAGGGGGGCCTTAGGCGGCTCTTTGGGTACTTCGGGGACTGTGGCCACGACGGATTCGCCGTTGTACATGTAGCCGTCATGCTGGTCGTCGAGGGAGATTTCGGGATGATCCTGTGGGAGGGTGATAGGTTGGCCACCTTCTCCTACCGCCATCAGGATTTCTTTGGTCCCGATCACTATCTCGCCGTCTATTTCGATCTCGGCGGGGACCTCACGGGGCTCTCTGTTGTCCTTGCCACTGCCCACGTCGATGGTGCGGGCGATCTTCTTTTCACCCCGAAGCTCTCGAATGTCCACTTTTCCGATTGTTCCGTCCGGTCGGACGTACTCGGCCTCGACTGGCATGCCAAATAGGCGGCGGTCGGTGTCTGGAGTGTCGGTGGGGATCTTCTCTTCTTCGAGGGAGGCGATCACTATCCCGCGACCTGATTCGCCAAACTGGAGATTGATGCGTATGTTGCGCTCCAAATCCAGTTCAACCTCAGCATTTACCACGTAACTGTGGTCTTCGAGTTGCTCAACTCGGGTCTTCACGTTCCATCCGACCTTCGGATAGGTGATGTGGACCTTGCCAAGGCGTGTTTGGCGGGAAAATACGGTGCGGACGTTCTTTCGTAGTTCTTCGGCCAAGTCGGCCACTTGGTCACTTAGGAGCCCGATGTTGCCCAAAAGTCGGTCTGTGAGCGTCAAAAGGTGCGTTTCGACCGCTTCTCGGACTTCCAGCCCATTTAGGGGGCGGGCTTGTCGTGCTTTCAATGATCCACCAATGTATCTCGGTGGTACAGCTATCGGCATAAATTCCTCCTTACAGGCGCGTTCTATACCAGAAAAGAGACAGACATGCAAGATTATTGTGGATTTTTGCCGAAAAATGTGCTAGCGTTAAGCGTAGCCAAAGCAGCCAATATATAATAAGGATAAGACCTGTTATGATCATTGTTACAAGTTTCACAAACTTGGTGGGGGAAAACTAACAAAAACAAAAATATTTGGGCAAAAATTGAAAATTTGGGTGTGGAGTCAAAGCGCGGGGGGAAGAGATGGGGGCCAGCCCCGATGACAATCACCC